AAAAGAACTTTGTTATTCCTGACGTAAGATTTCCTAATGAAGCAAATATGATTAAAAGCATACACGGCGAAGTATGGCGTGTAAGACGTGGACAAGATCCTGTATGGATGCGTATGTATCAAGACATTGGTGTTGAACCTAAAGATGTACATGAAAGTGAATGGCGCTGGGCAAACGTTGATTTTAATAATATTATATACAACGACTTAGGTATTGACGAACTTAAAAGTCAGGTAAAAGGTCTCCTTGCTTCCAACGAACACCCTGTTTCTGCATAATACGTTGACAGTTAGCACATATAGTTTTTAAATTTAATACTGAACAATTATCCAAGTTACCGTCAATATGGTAAACATTGAACTGTTCAGGATGATTACTTTTAAACCCACACTTCTCACAACTGTCTTTTTTTGTATACCCACGTTGTTTCCATTTAGGAATACCATGTCTAGGACCATTACGTAAACATGTTTCGCACTTCTTTCGATAGTACGTTTTTCCGGCTTTCTTATAGTTTATAGCCGCTGGTCGTAGTTTACAATCGCATAAAGGTCTCATACTGTATTTACCACACCTTTTTGGTACCTTTTTCTGGTGTTATTATAGGCAATTTAATTTCAATTCATATAAATACTACGAACACTTTTATTAAGGAGAAACACAATGGCATTATCATCACCAGGTGTTGAGGTTAAAGTAATAGACGAAAGTTTTTACACGCCCAGCGAACCAGGCACCGTACCAATGATATTTGTTGCTACCGCACAAGATAAACAAAATGGCGGAGGGACTGGAACAGCACCAGGAACAACAGCGGCAAATGCAGGTAAACCTTTCTTGGTTACCTCACAAAGAGATTTAGTAGAAACATTTGGCGAACCAAAATTTTATACGGATACCAATAACAATCCGATACATGCAGGTGAACTTAATGAATATGGACTACAAGCGGCTTACTCACTATTAGGTGTAAGTAACAGAGCATATGTAGTTAGAGCAGGCGTTGACCTAAGTGGGTTAACAGCAAGTGCAGACGCTCCAACAAGTAACCCAGCAAATGGCACATATTGGGTAGATACAGCAAGTAATGTATATGGTATCTTTGAATGGAATTCAGCAGGAGCAGAAACGCTCGGCGGACAATCGTTTGGATATAAAAAGCCATTAGTAATTACAGATGCAACTAGACTATTTGGCGAAGTTGCAACAGGCGCACCAAAAGCGTCAGTAGGCGGAGTAGGCGAATATGCTATTACAGCGGCAAGTACACTACACAAACTATACTACAAAAATGAAAGTGGTACATGGGTTGAAGTAGGAACTGGCGCATGGAAAGCAAGTTGGGCTACAACATCAGGTACTGCTGGTGCAACAACAACTTCAGGTTTGACTCTTACTATTAACAGTACAACAGTAACAGCAAACGCAACAGACGCAACAGCATTGGCGGCAGTAATTAATGGTTTAAGCATTAGTGGTGTTACAGCAACAGTTGAAGCGTCTAACGATATATTAAGATTACACTCAACAGGTGTTAACATTGTACTAGCAGAAGGCACAGGCGCACTAGGCGACATGGGTCTTGTAGCAGGAACATATGCGGCACCAGCGTTGAATATTGCTCCTCATACAAGTGTTCCCGAGTTTGGTGCAAGCGATACAACTCCACGTCCAACAGGAAGTATTTGGGCAAAGACTACTACACCAAATAAAGGTGCTAAATGGGCAATCAAAGTTTGGAATGATGCAACTAAATTATGGGACTTAAAAGATGTTCCAATTTTTAGTTCAAACCAAGCGGCTCTAGCAACACTTGATAAAGCAGGTGGCGGTTTAAATCTTGCAACATCAAGTCTTTATATTAAATCAAACGATGCAGAAGCATCTGATTTAGTAGCAAACTTTAAAGTGTACAAACGCAATTCAACAGGTGCAACAACTATTACTTCAAGTGCAGTAACTACACAAGCATCTAGTGGTACAGCATCATTTACTCTTCAAGAGTCAATTGTAGGCAGTGCAACACTAGGAAGTGCAGTAACAGTTTCACAAGCAGTTGATGGCGATGCAGGCGATGCAGATCATATTGCAGGTGCAATTAACTCAGCAGGACTTACAAATGTAAGTGCAAGTGTTGACTCACAAAACAGAGTTGTAATTTCACACTCAAAAGGTGGTGATTTTAGAATTGCTGACACAAGTGGACACCTAGCACAAATTGGTTTTAGTACAACAGATACTACAAACTTATATACTGCACCAGCAGGTGATACAAGTGCAGACTTTATTGCAACTAACTGGAAAGTTTTATCAGCAACTAATAGTTCAAGTGCTCCAACTGCTTTAGCAGTAGACGGAACATTATGGTACAATAGTATTGTTGACGAAGCAGATATTATGGTACACAATGGTACAACTTGGGTAGGTTACCAAGATTCAACTAGTCCTTACTATGCAGTAAGTGCAGGTGATAAAACTGATCCAAACGGACCAATTGTAAGTGCAACAGAACCAGTAGCGGCAACAGGACAATCAGATGGTACAGCATTGAAAGATGGTGACCTTTGGATTAACACTACAAATATTGACAAGTATCCAGAAATTTATCGCTGGTCACATGCTAAACAACTTTGGGTGTTACTAGATTCAAGTGATCAAACAACATCAGATGGTGTATTGTTTGGTGATGCACGTTGGTCAACAGCAGGTTCGCTTAGTAAAGAAGCAACTATTGTAGATTTACTAGCAAGTAACTTCTTAGATCCAGATGCTCCAGATCCAGCATTGTATCCAAAAGGTATGATTTTGTTTAACACACGCAGAAGCGGATTTAATGTTAAGAAATTTGTACGTAACTACATTGATACAACAGGTGAAAACGGTCGTCAAGCAAATGCATTAATGAACTCTTACTATCCGCATAGATGGATTACTGAGTCAGCAAATAATGCAGACGGTTCAGGTAAGTTTGGTCAATCAGCACAGAGAGCAGTTGTTGTACAAGCAATGCAATCAATGATTAACAGCAACCAAGACATTCGAGATGATGAATCAAGAGTGTTTAACTTAATGGCGGCACCAGGGTATCCAGAACTAATTGGCGAAATGATTTCACTAAACTATGACAGAGGCTTAACAGCATTTGTTGTAGGTGATTCACCAGCAACACTAGATTCAAGTGCTACATCAATTAACGAATGGGGCACAAACGTTGCTCTTGCAGTTGAAGATAACAGCGACGGTCTAGTAAGTAGAGATGAATACTTAGGTGTTTACTATCCATGGGGCTTCACAAGTGATAACGCAGGTAACAACATTGTTGTTCCGCCAAGTCACATGATGCTAAGAACTATTGCATTAAGCGATCAAGTATCGTTTCCATGGTTTGCTCCAGCAGGAACAAGACGTGGCGGAATTACTAACGCAACAGCAACAGGGTATATTGATAACGAAGGCGAATTTGTTTCAATTGCACTAAACGAAGGACAGCGTGATACGTTGTTTGGTATTAGTGTAAACCCAATTACATTTATTACAGGCGCAGGACTTGTTTGTTTCGGTCAGAAAACAAGAGCAAGAAATGCAAGTGCATTAGATAGAGTAAACGTTGCTAGACTAGTAATTTACATGCGTAGCCAACTTAATAAACTTGCTAAGCCTTATATCTTTGAGCCAAATGATAAAATCACACGTGATGAAATCAAACAAGCGGCAGAAAGTCTAATGCTTGAGTTAGTTGGTAGTAGAGCACTATATGACTACATTGTAGTATGTGACGAATCTAACAATACTCCTAGTAGAATTGATAGAAACGAACTATACTTAGACATTGCAATTGAACCAGTTAAGGCTGTGGAATTCATTTACATTCCACTTAGACTTAAGAATACAGGAGAGATTGCAGGATTATAATTCATAAAATGAGCCCCTGAAATATGGGGCTCGTTAATGATAAATACTTGTAACAGGAGCAAAAAGATATGGCAATTTCAACACTCTCAAAAATTACAGTACCACTAGCGAGCGATAGTAGTTCATCAACACAAGGTTTGTTGATGCCGAAACTACAGTATCGCTTTAGAGTGACACTTGAGAACTTCGGTGTATCAACACCAACTACAGAATTAACAAAACAAGTTATTGATGTAACACGCCCAACAGTAAACTTTGAGGAATTAGAAATCCCAATTTACAACAGTAGAGCATACCTAGCAGGTCGTCCTACTTGGGAACCAATTACATTAAACTTAAGAGAAGATGTAAACAACAATGTACAAAAACTAGTTGGCGAACAACTTCAGAAACAGTTTGACTTTTTCGAACAGTCAAGTGCGGCATCAGGTATTGATTACAAATACACAACACGTATTGAAATCTTAGATGGTGGTAACGGAGCAAATACTCCAAACGTACTAGAAACATTCGAGTTATACGGTTGCTTTATCCAAAACGCAAACTATAACACACTAGCATACAGTTCAAACGAACCAGTAACTATTCAATTAGCAATGCGTTACGACAATGCTATCCAATCACCACAAGGTGAAGGAATTGGTACAGCAGTTGGTAGAACTATTAATAGTCTAGTAACAGGCGGCGGCGGACTATAATAAGTCTATAACATTGCCATAGTATTCAGAAGAGGGTGGCTTAGGTCACCCTTTTTTATTTTATACGCACTTTTCTTTAGAGGATAAATATTTGTATGGCGAATATACTCAACGGATTTTTAAATAATGTTTTGCAGGGTGCAACAAATCCTGGTGGTAATTTAAAAGATTATCAACATGCCGCTAGACTATTTACAGACGACGGCATGCGTCTTGCACCAAAAACTAAATTCCTTTATCATGTTGTATTTGAATTAAGTGCAAGTGCTCAAAAAGTTATACCTCAATTAGATCAAAGACATAAACAAGAAATTAATATGCTTGTTAAGTCAGCAGATTTACCTAAGTTTAGTATTCAAACTGCAACTAAAAATATGTATAATCGTAAAAAGAATTTACAGACTAGTATTGAATATGATCCAGTGAACATTACATTCCATGATGATAATATGGGATTGACTACAACATTAATGGAAGCATATTATAGATACTACTACAGAGATGGAAATTATAGAAGTGAAGGAGTTTCTCCTCCATACAATCCTCGTAATACATACCAAGGTAAAGAATTACAAAATTACCGTTATGGTTTAGATAATGATCATACTGAACCTTTCTTTAATAAGATTACAATTTACCAAATGGCAAGACATGAATACTTAGGATATACTTTAGTTAATCCGTTAATTACAGGTCTTACACATGATCAAATGGATAGTGCCGATAACAGCACACCTTCACAAAACCAAATTAGTGTAGCATACGAAGCAGTATTTTACAGTAGAGGTCCAGTAGGTGAAAACAGTCCTAAAGGATTTGCAACTGCTCATTATGATAAAACTCCTAGTCCACTAACAATAGGTGGAGGCGGTACTAGCAGTCTGTTTGGTGGCGGTGGCGTTATAGGCGGTATTAGTGATGTCCTTGGAGACATTGCTGGTGGACAATTTAATTTAGGTACTGCATTGACAGCGTTTAATACATTTAAAAATGCAAAAAGTTTATCAAAAGAAGGCTTGCGAGAAGAAGGATTTAATATCTTGAAACGTACAGTTACAAATATTGGTAGAGAAGGTGTTAGTGGATTAGGTAATATTAGTATTCCAAAACAGTCAGGCAATGGCGGAACTGCTTCAACTACTTCAACAGTAGGAGGCACAGTAAATACTACTAGTGCATTATATCAAGATAAGATACTACAAGCGGCGGCAAAAAATAGTTCAAATGGCCCAGTTGGAAGTAACCAATCAAGTTTACAAGCGGAGCGTAATTCATGAGTAGTAGTTTAAAAATAACACCTGTTGATAGTTCAAACGAAACAAAAGAATTCTTCAACAAATATTTTACTGAAACAATTTCTTATAGTGCAAATCAAGTTGACACTGTAGTAGGGTTTTTTCTTAAAAGAGGATTTGATGAAACTTCTGCAACAGGTATTGCTACAGTGCTTTTGCAACAAGCGAAAATAGATGAAGTAAATGTATTCACTTTGTTAGATACTCTTAAAGGATTAACTGATGTACAAGTTAGTGGTCTAGTTGGTGAAATTGTAAATTATAATAGATCCAAAGTAAGTGTTATCGGATTCAAAGTTACTGACATGGTCACGAAGCAAGAGCAACGAAACATAGTGGTGTAAACCATGGGACGTTTTGCTCAAGGAAAATATAATCTAAAAAATCCAGACAAGTATATCGGAAACAAAACTCCTACTTATAGAAGTAGTTGGGAATTTGCTTTTATGAAAATGTGTGATGAACATGCTTATATTCAAGCATGGGCTAGTGAAGCAGTAAAGATTCCTTATAGAAATCCATTAACTGGTAAGCATACAATATACGTGCCTGACTTTTTTATTGCATATGCAAATAAAGGCGGCAGTAGAAAAGTTGAAATAATAGAAGTTAAACCTGAAAATCAAACATTAAAAGAAAAACTAGGACGTAGCAAACATAATCAAGCGGCATGGATTGTAAATCAAGCAAAATGGGAAGCCGCTAGGGCATGGTGTAAACAAAAAGGCATGTTTTTTAGAATTGTTACTGAAAAAGATATTTTCCATAGCGGTAGACGATAAATAATAGTAGCAGTTAATGGAATATTAGAATGACAAAGAAACTACAAGATTTGCTAGATTTACCAGATTCGAAAGAAATTATCGATGAAGCATCTAAGCAAGAAACGCAACAAAAGAAATATGAAGTTGCTGAGCAAAAAGAAACTATGCGTGATATAGCAGAGTTTGATAAGATTGCTAGTGCTTTACCTAGTGTTAAAGGATTAGGTGAAAAAGCAGACAGTGAACTAAATGAAATTGCAGATAAAGCATTGCAAAGTTATGAAGATTTAATGGATCTTGGCATGAATGTTGAAAGTCGTTATAGTGGTCGAGTTTTTGAAGTAGCCGGATCAATGCTTAAGACATCATTAGATGCAAAAGTTGCAAAAATGGATAAAAAATTAAAGATGATCGATTTACAACTTAAAAAAGAAAAACAAGATAAAGATCAACCCATAGAAGACGCCGGTATTGTAAACGGGCATGGCGCTATTGTCACTGATAGGAACAGTCTATTAGCGAGATTAAAAGATATGGATAAAGATAAATAGTAATAGAGGATAACCGTCATGAAAACATTTACACAAATATTAACAGAGTCTAAAAAGACTTATGAATTTAAAATTGGTCTTGCAGGCGTTATGGCAGAAGGATTTCAGGATAAACTTGAAACTGCTCTTAAAAAGTTTGATGTTGTATCAATGTCAAATGGCAAGAAAACCCCTATACAAGAAAGACCATTAGACTTCCCACAGTTACAAAATATGGAAGTTACTTACTATGATGCGGAAGTAGGATATCCAACTACTCCACAAGTATTACAAGATTATATTTGTAAATGTTGTGAATGTGACCAAAGTCATATTATTGTAAGAAATGCTAACGATCCTAGAGAAGAATATCAAGCACCAAAAAGTGGCGAACCTTATGAAACAAGACTTGATACACTAGAAATGGAACAAGCAGATCCAAACGCACAAGATAGTGTTGCTGGTAACAGAGTAATGGATTTACTCAAAGAGTTAGAAGTAGCACGTAAAGAACGTAATACAGATCCAATGGAGGCGGCGCCACAAGGCGAAAGCAAAGACATTGATGATTCAGAAAATACTAAAGCAGTTGTAGGAGGCTAATATGAAAGATCTATTACAAAAATTAACGGACCTAGAGAACACTTTAGATTCAATGGATCCGACACCAAAAGAAGTTAAGCAACTTAATGAAGCGGCTTCAATGAGTATTAATATGTCAGGTGAAACAGCAGATGATGTTGCACGCCTAGTACAAATTATGCGTGACGGTGGAGCACCAGATGCAGGCGAAATGAAGCCTGATATGATGCCACCAATGGGACCACCAGACATGGGTAAAATGCGTGACCTAGTTAAAATGGCACCACCAATTGACATGGATGGACCAGACGGACCAGACATGCCAGGCATGGACAAAGGCGATGATAAAGATGCTATTATGGGCATGGATATGGAAGACGATGTCGAAGAAGCAGGCTATGATAACTCACCAGAAGAAGATTACAAAGACCATCAGTATATGACTAAAGATTTATCGGGCGGTATTAACCGTGAGAAGAAAGCATATGCGGCGGCACAAGACGGCGATAATGCAATGGCTGTAGAAGAATTACAATCAGCATTACGTGATGCACTTATGTCTAAAATGGCAGAAACAGATGAAGTAGTTGAAGCAGAAGATGATGACTTTGACGAATCAGGATGTGTAGGCGAAATGAAAAAACTTATGGCAAGTGGCTGTACTAAAACAGAAATGTTCCAAAAAGTACAAGACGGATACGGTTGCGGCAAAAGTAAATTCGAAAAACTATTCGCGGCACACTGCGGCTAATCCCCCCAAACTATTCAATAGGACCTTCGGGTCCTATTTTTTTCGGTAAATATTACTATGAGCAAATCACTTGACGGCGTATTAATTAAAAAAGCCAATAAACGAGAAACATTTACTAATGACCAAGTAGAGCAGTTACTTAAATGTAGCGATACGAAACTTGGGTACGACTACTTTGCTCGTAACTTTGCATATATACAGCATCCTGTTAAAGGTAAACTTTTGTTTGATCCATTTGAATATCAAGAACGCTTATTACAAAGTTATCACGATTATAGATTTAATATTAACATGTTGCCAAGGCAAACAGGAAAGACAACCTGTGCGGCAATTTACTTATTATGGTATGCTATGTTTGTACCAGATCAAACCATTCTTATTGCGGCACACAAATATACAGGCGCACAAGAAATTATGCAACGTATTCGTTATGGATATGAAATGTGTCCAGATCATATTAGAGCAGGGGTTACAAACTATAACAAAGGTAGTATTGAATTTGAAAACGGAAGTAGAATTGTAAGTGCTACTACAACAGGAAACACGGGACGTGGTATGTCCATATCATTACTATACTGTGACGAGTTTGCATTTGTACAACCTAATGTTGCCACAGACTTTTGGACATCAATATCACCTACACTAGCAACAGGTGGTCGTGCTATTCTTACATCAACACCTAACTCGGATGAAGATACATTTGCTACTATATGGAAACAAGCAGAAGATAAGTTTGATGAACATGGTAACGAAAACGAATTAGGTAAAAACGGATTTCATAGTTTTCGTAGTTATTGGCAAGAGCATCCTGATAGAGATGACGAATGGAAAAGAGAAGAACTAGGACGTATTGGCGAAGAAAGATTCAAACGTGAGTACGATTGCGAATTCTTAGTATATGATGAAACACTAATTAACTCAATTAAATTAGCCACACTAGAAGGTGACACTCCTATTATTAATATGGGGCAAACACGTTGGTATAAAAAACCTAGTCGAGAGTTTACATATGCAGTTGCACTTGACCCTAGTATGGGTACAGGTGGAGACAATGCGGCTATTCAAGTATTTGAGTTACCTAGTTATGAACAGGTAGCAGAATGGCAACACAACACTACAGCAATACCAGCACAAATTAGAATAATGACAGATATATGTAAGCATATTGAACAAGAAACTGGCGATGCAAGTACTATCTATTGGAGTGTTGAGAACAACGGATTAGGCGAAGCCGCGCTTATTGTTATTAATGACTTTGGTGAAGAGAATATACCCGGACTATTTGTAAGCGAACCTATTAGAAAAGGCCATGTACGTAAGTTCCGTAAAGGATTTAATACTACACATGGTAGCAAAGTGACAGCATGTAGTCGACTAAAGACTATGGTCGAAAACGATAAAATGATACTGCATAGTAAGCCTATGATAAGTGAACTTAAAAATTATGTAGCCACAGGGTCAAGTTATAATGCAAAATTAGGTCAAACAGATGATTTAATTAGTGCAACGCTATTAGCACTCAGAATGATGGATGTACTCAAGGATTGGGATCCTAGAATCTATGATACATTTAATCAGTCAGATCAGCACGGAGATTATGTAGAGCCAATGCCAATCTTCGTTAGTAACAATTATTGATAAATATTAACATGAAAGACTTAAATAAAATTGGCGAAGAACTGTTTTCTAAACTACGTGGTAGATTTAAAAACATTCAAATTGGAAATCAAGAAGGTACAGTTACTAACGTACCTAGTGATTCACGCTTCTACGACTTTGTATACGGAGATCAAGGTGGTAAAGTTAGTGTAAGTTTAGATGAAGATAGTGTAGTAGTTATGTATAGCGAATCACTATTTGATGAAAACGATACTAGTATGAAAAAAGACTGGTATGATTTTCTAAAAGAAATGAGAGTATTTGCCAAGAAAAGAATGTTAAATTTTGAAGTAAGAGACATACAAAAGTCAAACTTAGAAAAGAGAGATTACAAATTCTTATCTAATAAGAACGGAGAGAACACCATGACAGAATCAACAATGTACGGAACTAGTAAGACTAGTTACCAGAATATATCAGATGCAAGAATTTGTGTGAAACACAGTGAAAGCATAAACCAAGAATTAGCAGGCGGACGATCACAAAAGATTGGAAGCATTTACATTGAAAGTGCAAACGGCGAACGTTTTAAATATCCATTTAAACATTTGAACGGTGCAAGAGCAATGGCAAGACATGTAGCAGAAGGTGGCAACATGTACGATGACTTTGGTAAACACATTGTTGGGTTATCAGAAGAAATGAATAAACTACGTAAGTTCAAAACATATATGTCAAGAAGC